CGATACTGCCATCCAGAGTCTGGTAAGCATGATGAAGCAGGATCAGAAGGACCGGCAACCTTCCAAAGAACTGAACGACTACATAGTCAAGTTCCTGGATCAGGTGACCGATTTCATGATCGAGAAAGGGCATGAGACCTTGCTTAAGCAGTTCCAAAGCATTCTGCACGATCTGGCAGAATATCTGAGAGTGAGAAATGGTTAACCTTCCTGCATCCTACATAAGGCCTCCCAAGCCTAAACCCATGCCTACAGACCCGACCCACCCTCCACGCCAACAGCCCGACATGGTCAGTCCTCCGACCTCCGGGTCCCCGACGCCCGTCCCACTGGGCGTCGGGGGGTTACCCGGTTATGCCTAAGAAGTTCATTCAGCGGCATAACAAGGCTCTGACGGAGATCGCATCCAAAACGATCTCCGTCTTGCCTTTTATAGACGATAATCCCGAAGCCAAAGCAGAACGCATCAGAAGGACAACCGGAGAAGGATGGGATGCTTTCTCATTCTTCTGCCATACCTATTTCCCGCATATCTTCCCCCTACCTTTTTGCCCAGCTCATGAAACTATGTTCGATGAGACTGATAAGGGCTCAGGCATCATCGCCATTACCGGTTTTCGTGGGCTGGGCAAAACGGTTCTTATGGGAGTGGTCTATCCGATCTGGATGATCATCAAAGGTGAACGCTATGTAATCCATACTGCAGCAGACGTAGATCTGGCACAGGAACGCACTGCCTTTACCTTGCATGAGCTGCAGAACAACAAGCGGCTCACTATGGACTATCCGGAGCTGCAGCCTGTGGATGCCTTTGATCTCGACTTCTATCTCAAGAATAAAGCCAGGATCAGAGCTCGCTCCATAAAGCAGAGTCATAGAGGTACTATCAATCCCAAGACTGCTAAGCGGCCCGGACTGATCGTCTGTGATGATATCGATAAAGAAGAGAATATGGGTAACCAGTCCATTGGCAAGCGCAGAATGGAGAAGATCACTCAAGAGCTTGCCGGAGCTCTCTCACCTGAGGGAAATGGCAAGATCGTCTGGCTCGGTAACTTGGTACATCCCAATTACTCCATCTGCCAGTTTCAAGAACTCATATTAAGCGAAATGCGGGCCGATAATCCCGATATGGACACAAGATACCAATCGGTACTGAAAACGCACCAAAAAGCGATTTTGCGCTTCTCTCTCGAAGATATGCATGGCAAGTCCACCTGGGAGGCTCAATACCCCACTGCCACTCTGCCAAACTTACGTGCCAAATTCGGGCAAACCGGATATCAAAGAGAGATGCTGGGACAGCCTGTAATCGAAGGGAACATCTTCAAGAACCACTGGTTCACCAAGTATCGCACCTTACCGGAACCATCCCAGATGAAGCGGGTCTGGCTCTATGCCGATCCTGCCTGGGGAGAGAAGGGCTGTTTCAAAGCTGTTATCTCAATTGGCTATGATGGTAATCGTTTCTACGTGATCCATGTCTGGATAAGGCAGACTGAGAATACTAAGTTCTTCAGATACTACTATGATGCTTACCAAGAATTGGATCGCACTTACCGGGTAAAAGCAAGAGTAGCCTGTGAAACTACCTATGGTCAAGCTCGCATCCTTGCTGACTTTGATCGGTGGGCACAAGACAATCATCTGCCACCGATATCTCATCGCATCAAGCGTATCGATAACAAGGATAACAAGAACCTCCGCATCGAGAGAACCGAGACCATTATCGAGACTGCCAAGGTACTCTTTCCGGAAGGTCAAGATACACCCACCTTGATATCCCAGTTCCTCACCTATCCTGATGGCTATATCGATGGCTGTGATGCTTTGGCTGGCTGTCTGGAACGGTTCTCTGAATACGATATTGGCAGGAATAGAGTCAAAGTCCGGAGGTTCAGCTTCTAATGAACTACTACGATAAGCTCATGCTTGAGTACTACCGGGTCCTCAATAATGCCTGGAAAACCGAGATCAGAGATGCGACCCGACTTGCCATCCAGATGCTGAGTGATATGCCCCGAGCTGAGAAGATCAACAAGGACTCATTAGGTAAGCTTATGGGCATCATTAATACCCAGTTGGGAGATGACTTCGCAGCAATGGTCAATGAGCCCACCAAAGCGATAATAGACCGCTGTGTGCGGCTCGGACTGAGAGATACGCAAGTGCAAGCCCCAACCAAGACCAGCATCGGTCTCTGGGGCATCGAAGATCAGCATCTCTCATCCACCATTCAAAAGCAGCAGTTGTTCTGGATCGGAAATCACTTCGATGCCGACGTGCGCCAGAACTTCGCTGATACCCTATCCAAAGCCATCGAGCAGGGCTATACCAGAGAGATGCTTGCAGATACCCTCAAAGACCAGTTCAGTGACCTCGCAAATCGCTCATCCCATTACTGGCAGGGACTCGCAGAGCATACCGCCCTACGAATCCGAGAATTCGGCAGGCTGCAAGGTTATAAGAAAGCCAAAGCCAGATACTACAAGCTCGTGGTGATCCTGGATGACCGCACCAGTGACATCTGCCGTGCTTTGGCTGCCCAAGATAAAGTCTATCCCCTAAACGATGCACTGGAAGTGATGGATAACCTCATGGCTCTGGATACCAGGTCCAACAGCCTGGATGATGCCCGGGAATACATCAAGGCACTGGCACCTTGGATCAAAGACGAGCAAATCGAATACGACTCAGAAATGAACCCGGTTGGAGTCTCCGGAGCGCATACTCCGTTTCCGCCCTTTCATTGGAAATGTAGGACGACGACAAGATTTTACTAATCATTTACGCTGATATGAAATGAACACAATATCGATACCTAAACACATGACCTTACATCATTGAACAATTCCATATTTGCTTATAATCAAATCTTTGAATACTCGCAATTCCTTAGCTTTAATGTAGTATCCAATATTAATAGGTACTTCTGTAGTTGTTTTCCCATTATTCTTCTTCCCTGCAGCGTAGTGCTTGTGTCCAACAACCTTGTTCGTAAGCACTTTTCCTTCAATGTCTGTGCAAGCCATACCATAAAAGATACCATAAAGAATCGGATTGTAATTAGCTAAAGTAAAACCATTAGATTTATTATAATGGTACAAACCAGGATAGGAATATATTGGTGAGCCTGACGACCCATATATACATCCTATGTCTATGACACCTTCAGGTTGGCCATTAAAATCTATGGAGGGATGAGTTGCTGTCATACCTTTTCTAACTAGAGGTAGACAATGCTTTTCATCGTACAACCCGTCAGGATAACCAACCATGATAATATCATTTACGGTTTGGAGATCATTTAAGACCTCTTCAGTAGGAATAAAACTATCGGGACATGTGTGGAAGAACAAGTTAAGTCCCTTCTGGGATGCAACATCGATTATCGGCTTGAATAGAGTACAGCATAAGTCTATTGTATCGTCAGGATGAAACAGCCATTCCGATTTCCAATCGTAATCAGCAGTTTTCTCTAGTATAGCACCATTGGAATCTTTTACGTGAAGAGAGAATAGAACATGACTAATTGGCTGATAATCAATAACATGTTTGTTTGTCACCACTATTGGAATGTGCAAATCCTTTTGAATTTCGAATCCGAGGATAAAACCTGTGCCCACAAAACCATTACATTCCAAGCGTATCGTTTGAAACAGAATTTGCTCACTGAATACAGAAGGAATAATCATAAAGAACTCCGATCAACTTGATGATACAAAAGTGCTGAACATTTACTTGATTTGCTGACAACTCCATGTGCATAAACGCAATGTGCAGCTTGTCCATCATAAAAAACATCGAGACAATAAATTATCATTTCTGTTCTTCTGTTTTGTCAGTACTGTTCGGGAAAATCAATGGATTGGTCAAAGCCATTGAACCAGGAATGATTTGATATCCCATTCCACTCTCTACGGCCATTAAACGCGTGTATTCCTTTTTTGCCTTTACTACTTCGCTATCAATTTTGTTATCTTGTTTGACTTCAATTATCAAGTAGCTCCCATTGATGTCACGAACGAGAAAGTCAGGATAGTAGTATCGAACCGTTTGAGATAGTGGATCAATATAGCTTATTCTAAAGTCTGTCTGTCCGTGAGTGAGCATTCCCGTAAAATAGACTTTCTCTACTTTGTCATCTTGCAGAAGTCTCCAGAACAGGTCATTTTCAGGTCTGGAATCAAAGCAATAGTGATCCAAGTGGAAGGATTTACCTGGCTTTCGTTTCGCCTTTTCATCTTCATTACTGACAGTCAGTTCCGGAAGGTTAGAAATTTCATAAAATCCCTTAGGAGGATCATTGACAAGTTTAATCTCTCGTTCATCTGTTTCCATACTTTCCATAATCTCATACATGGTCCTAAATATCCTTGGAATGACCCAATCATACAATAGCTCGTTGTATTCATTCACCTTATCAAGAACCAAGCCAATAGCCGGTACAGCATCCCTCATAACAGCCTCGATCCTGACAGGGCTTACGTTCAAGTAACGAGATATCTCGGCTATCAGCATAAGCTCTGTATAAACAATCTTTTGGCGGACTTCCTTTGTGACATCAACTGCTTTGGAAGAGCCTTTACCTAGGTTTTCAATAGCGGTTCCAGTAACAGTAATTTTGTACTTCGCCAGTATTTCATCATTAAGATTCTCCAAATCGAAGTTAACTGCCTCTGGGGCTTCTTTAGTGATGAGATTAAACCGCTTGTGCACACGCCTTAGTTTTATCAACACAGGTGGTGGAACCAATCTAACCTCATACTTCTTGGATTTGTTTTCACTACCTCCAATATCGGAAATTGTCAGGCGGAAGTTATCTTGTAATTCATCCTCAAGTATACTCTTGTTCTCTTCAGACAGATAGACATGTGCGGTCAATTGGTTTTCTGTAAGAGAGCGGAGACAACGCATTGATGCCTGTAAAACGAAGATTTTTGAATCTGGTTTTCGATGGAGAGCAACTGCACATAGAGAACGGCAATTCCATCCTTCTTTACCTTTATTAACAAGCAAAATAACCTGTTTATAAGAGGTGGGATCATCTAGGTGCCGAAATTGATAGATCTCTTCGTTGGTAGCTCCCTCGTGATTTGTTAGAATAATGTCATCGCTCAATCCCAACTCATCAAGCACCTTCTGCACCTCAGGCTTTAACTCCGTTTCTAACGAGTCTATTGTTGTTGCAAAGAAAGCGATTTTGGGCAGCATTCCTTCATATCTCTTGTTTCCATGATACTTGAAGAATTCCTTTAACACCATAGAAACGAATTCTGCTGTCCGTGCATTATCCAATCCATAAACCATGGCACGTTTCAAATATTTGTTATCTATGGCATGCTTCAACCCGTAACTATAGACGACTTCAGGCAGTAACTGCTTCTTCACAAAAGGAGTCCCAGTATAGTTGTAGCAAGCGACTACGTGGGTACCGCGCTTCTCAAGTGCCTTAGTAAGCTCATTGATTGTCAATCGAAGACTCGTTGTATTTTTTGTATCTAACAGATCTTTTTCCAACTTACTTCCAAAGGCATGGTGTGCCTCATCGACATAGATACCGATTTGATGGAGCCTGGACAGTTTTTCGAACCGCTGATTGGTCATTATATCTGCATCGGAGCTGACCTCATACAGGTCATCGTAAACACTTGTACCAGATGTCCCATCCGACTGATCTGTTCTATCGACAAGGTCACTAAAGAGTAACTGAGCTGCGCTTTGCTGTGTTCTGCGTTGCTTGAGGATAATCTTCTGGGTGTTTGAGATGATAATATTGAAAGATGATTTATCTAAAACGCTTAGGGACATACCGCTCTCGTCCATGAAGTGGAACTTGAGGTTGGCATCTAGCCAGCTTGCATACTCTGGAGGAACAACTTGACTCTTATCGAAGGTCATGATCTCTTTTAGGGATTGCAGAACCGTTAAATCTGGAGCGAAGACTATCACGTTGTGACAGTACTTATCACTCTTGGGGTATTTATTGGCCAAGAGAAACTCGTAGAAAATCATAGTTGCCATCAGGATCGTCTTACCTACGCCCATTGTCAAAGCAAAGATGTAGTTTGTATAGCCTGGAGCATAAGCTCTCATGCTCTCATAGTAGTCTCCATAATCTTCAGCACTTGTGTCATAGATTGTTAGCTGTCCATCAACTGCCTTGTTCTTCTCTGCCTCTACAAACTCATCGATGCCATCTCTCCACTTATCAAAGACGTCTTTTAGCGGTTTGTTGTTCAAATACTCCTTAAGAAAAACATAAATTTCTAATGCCTGATACTGCGGTAATCGTAGGAAAGCGGTTCCATCAGAAGGATCGTTGTAGGCCAGGAACTTCTTTGTCAGCGGAGTATAGGATGCTATGATCTTTTTCTTATGGCCTTCATAGAAATGCCAGAGATAATCATAGAAAGGGAATATCTCGTAGGAGGTCTTTTTCTTAGCCATCTCTATGCCTCTACATCCAATTCGATTGATTCTGAAAGTAAATCTGTGATCTTTATCCTGATGTGTCCATGGTCAGCTGTAATTGGATACACTCCCTCGACAATGTTCTTATCGTCCGGGATATCAACCACCGTTGGATTTAAGACAGCTCCATCGTAATTGAAGTCTATCATGATCGAATCTACTAACTCCCGCCAGTCCCCGATCATAGTTTTTTCCATACTTAGCTTGCTTAGTAGATTCATGGGGTAGAAAGATTTAATAACCAGCTTTCCTTTCTCGACAACAACATGGGCTTCTGAATCACGTTTAAACTGGAGGTCTCTTCCTTTGAGTATATCTACTACATCCACATTGATTTTGATCGGATGAGCCATTTTCTGAAGCTCAACGGCCAACCCTGGTTCGTGTCCCATACAGACCAATTCAATATCGAGAACGGCCTTGGTGGGATTCTCAGCTGAACGCTTTTCAAGTGATGGGTCACCAAACACTAATCTCAATTCTTCTAAGTCGGCTTTACAAGCAATCCGGTTAACTGGCATAACTTTAACCATTTTACCGTCTCTTTCTCCGTCCCAAATCGACCCTGATGGCAATGGCTGGACTTCAAGAGCTTTAACTAGCAACTCTTTCGCTTGAATCGGATTGCGGAACACGTCATAATTGTTAACATTGTAAATCTCGAATCCAGCTTGTCTACCCACATATTCAACATCATATTGCGTATTTGACATTTCAATTAGTCTCTTTGTTGTTAACTGAACTGCACCTAGGTTAATGTCAGCTCCAATGAATTTCCGCCCGAGCCTCATCGCTGTTACCAGAGTAGTGCCCGATCCCATGAAGCAGTCAAAAACTACATCACCTGGATTAGATGATGCTGTAATAATTCTCTCCAACAACGCTATTGGCTTTTGTGTTGGGTAATCAGTAAATTCATTACTCATGTTAAAAACACCTGATATATCCCAAACATCGTCCATTTTGACAGTGCTTAAATAAACGCCAGAATCCCCATTGCAAGCCTTACACTTGATCTGTTCGAGTTCTTCATTGCTCCCAAGGCCTGGTTTATATGGGAGAATTCTCTTATGATATTGCTCATTAAAGGTATAGTCACTCCCTTTTGTATAGAACAGAATCGTATCATGTTTACGTGCAAAAAAGCGTTTGGGTTTGCCTCCCATAAAGTAGTGCCAAACGATATCGTTTCTATGAAAGGAAGGTCCAAAAATCTCGTCAGCAATCATGCGAAGATGGTGAACTTTGTGATCGTCAGCATGAATATAAATTGATCCTTTGTCAGATAGCAACTCTCTAAGTAAGATGAGTCTTTCATACATAAATTGGAGATACTGATCACTAGTCCAAATATCTGCATATTGTTTTTCCTCAAATGCCATGTGATCACTCGTAATTCTCATACCTCTAAGTGAAATCTTCATCTTATAATCTGCCTTACTATCATACGGGGGATCAATGTATATCAAATCAACTCGACCTCTAAACTCCTTTAATAAATGACTCATTACCTGAAGATTATCTCCCCAGAATAACTTGTTCATCCAGCCATCTTTTAATTCCCCATGAGTTTCTTTTAACTGAGCAGGGTAATACTGTGTGTACCTAAATGGCTTCTTCCCCTGCCAATGTAGTTCAGGATACCCCTTTATCGGGTTTGGTTTATCAAACTTGAACGTGTCTACTCTTGTTTCGGATGTTTCGACACCCTTGATTTCGGTTTGCTCACTCATCTTAATTATCTCCATTACTTAAATTTACAGTAGTGTCTCATGTCACAGTTGCCGCAGAGCTGCTGGCACTTTACCGTGTTTGAGTTATCATAGCTCTTAGCTTCTATTAGTCTGATGATTCCATCTACGTTTTCTATCGTTTGAGGGATGTTCACATTCTCCCTATTCCATGTTATTTGCGGGTTCCCGCTATCTTCAGAAGTGTAGTACAAATGTAGTTTGTCGATTTTATAACCATACCTTGCTTCTAAGATGTGAGCATAAATCTCCAGCTGTCTGCGGTACTGAGATAGCCTAGGAGCATCTTTAGGATCATTTCGGTCAGGCTTTCGGGCATCAGATTTGAAGTCAATGATATCTATCTTGCCATTCTCACCCCGAATCAGGTCAATCTTACCCTTCAATATGTACTCGCTCTTTACAAGAGACACCATAACCTCGACTTCCATGATCTTATCCCAGTGCTTATCATTCTTTTCCTTGTAACGTAGAACATGCTCCAATGCAAGCTGGCGCCTGGGCTCGTCCAAGAATGATGATAGTGACAGCTTGAGATTATTATAGTTAGTATTTAGCCAGGTTTCTATGTTATCATTAGTGATTGTCTCTCGCTCTCCCCTCAACACTGCTTTATGCACATCTTCTATGGTCTCATGTACAAGTGCACCGAAAAGAGTGGCACCAACTCTTACCTCGGAGAAACCCAGGGCCCTGAAGAACTTATAGAACAGTGGGCAATGCTCGTATGTTATTATGTCACGGGTATATGAATACTCTTTTTTGATAGTCGAGACTACTACTTGATCAGCCCTGAGTTTCTTCAGATCCGCTTTTTTGGTAGTCCAATCTCGAAGAGCAGGATATACTGTCTGAAAGTACTTGCTGGGGACCTTTCTCCCTTCAGTTGTTTCGTTAGCTGCTAATATTAGCAGATTCTTGGCACGGGAAAAAGCAGTATAGTACAATCTCCAAAAATCAAAATACTTCGTTTTATTTAGGGGTTCAAATGATTTCCGAACAAGACCCTTATCTTCTAATAATGCGTCTAACTCAGTATATTGCTTACGCGGTACTGCTTCCATTGATCCGACCACTGTGATAGGAAATTCCAGACCTTTGGCTTGGTGGACAGTCATGATTGATACAGACCCCGAAGGAGTAGCTAAATCAAACCCCTCATACTCTTCTAGACCTCCCTCTTTTAAGAATCGAAGGAAATACCCAAAAAATGAAACCAAGACACTTTGAAGATTGGATGGGCTTAATCCAGAAATGCGTTCATTTGCCTCGAATTTAGTGATAATATGTGTTAGAAGTGCTAGGTTAAAAGCAGCTCGTTGTTGATATGCACTTCCACTAAGATCAACATCCAGATAATCGGATAAAATACTAAACTGAAAGCATTCGTATAGAATGGATGATAATCTCAGGTTTGTTCTGGTTTTGATGGGATTAAAGATGTCAGATGTCCGTCTCAACCATTTCTTAAGCTCCTCATGTTTCGAAACATCGCTACGGATGATCTTCGCTACTTTTTCACGACACATCCCATAATAGTCATATAAATCAGCATCATTAACTTTGCCATCAAGCAAGATACTATCTATAGACCTGAATACAAGCAGTAGCAATCCGATAGATATTAGAACCTCATCCCGTGTAAAGAACATATCAGATCGTGGAGCAAATACGCTGATACCCTTCTTTGTGAGCGAGTTAATTAGAGATGTAACCCTATCACTTTTTACTGACCGAAAGAGAAAACAGATCTGATTAAAGTCCGATATTACACCTTCGCTCTCACAAAATGAAACAAACTCATGAACTCGTGCTTCCCATTGATCCTTGTTGTCAGTGTCAGATATCTTGAGAACTGCTGGATGTTTTTGGAACTTCTTTTCTCGAGGTGGCTTTATGGTTTTGGAGAATCGGAACTGACCCCACTCAAAGTCAACAGTTTGCTCAATCCATCTGTTATAAAATCTGATTATCTCTGGATGTGATCGATAGTTTGTCTCGAGCCGAATTATCTTGCATTTTCTTGCCGGGAAATGGCTTGGGAAAGTCAGAATGTTTCTTATTGTTGCACCTCTGAACCGATATAAACCTTGGTCATCATCTCCTACAACACAGATGTTCTGCTTCTTTGGTGATAAAAGTTTGAACAGTATTTTCTCTTGAATTGTGTTGGTGTCCTGATACTCATCTATCAGGATGTATTGAAATTGTTCGCTTAGTGTTTGTGCAACAGAAACATTGTTCTCCATCAATTCAAGAAAGGCTGTTTGAATGTATGTGAAATCAAGAGCATTTTGGGATGTAAGCAGGTTCCGGTAAACCTGATAGAATTCAGCCATTATCATCAGCTCATCGACCTGAGAAGCTTTTAACTGTGCTAATGAAATGCCCTCTTCACCGATTTTACTTACATGCTTGATTACAAGTTCTGCTTTAGCCCAGCCGTTGAACTTGTGCTTGATCAACCTTTCGTGTGGATCAATCTCATCGAATAGACGGATATGCTTGTAGATAAGATACTGAAGATCAAAACTGTCCAAGATGCGGTAGTTTTTGTTAAGAGTGGTGTGTTCCCTATTATCTTCAAGTAAGCTTAAAAAGATAGAGTGTAATGTGCCAATATTAAGATCATTTACGTTTGTTGTGTTTCCAAGCTGTATAAGTCGATCTGATATTCGTGAAATGAGTTCCCTTGCTGCCTTTTCCGTGAAAGTGGATACCATGATATTCTCAGGTTTAACATCCTTAAAAACAAGAAGATATACCACTTTCTCCACCAAAGTCTTGGTTTTGCCAGACCCAGGACCGGCAATTATTAAGAGAGGACCTTCAGTGTGTCTGATGGCTGCAATTTTGGCAGTATCAATATCCAATGATCGTATGTAGTCTTCGTCACTATGATCTTGCAACATGTTCAATCCATCTATGCATTCTTCGTTATTCCTATTATACTGGATGGAGGCAAATCTCGCCAAAACGATGCTTTTGTTTTACCATAACATCCTAAATGTCACCACGAAACACGCTCGTTGCAATAGTAGATTATGGATAAAACCCACCCTTCCCCAACTATATACAAACGGCATATCTGTCAATGCCAAAATCTGTCGCATCCTTATGCATCCTTATTTGTGAGAATACAGGGGGCTGCTTTCATTGCTCCGGATCGATGATCCAGTAAGTTCAAGGAGCATAAATGGAAGCGAAACTGATGGATAGAATCAAGGAACAGCTTATCAGACATGAAGGTCTGCGGCTGAAGCCTTATCGCTGTACTGCAGGTAAACTGACTATAGGTATCGGTCGCAATCTCGATGATTGCGGGATATCCCAATCCGAAGCTTACGTCATGCTAATCAATGATATCATGAACTGCGAGAAGCAGCTTCAGGCAAAGATACCTGATATCTACAATGGTCTTGATGAAGTCCGCAAGTCGGTGCTTCTGAACATGTGTTTCAATCTGGGGATCAATGGTCTGCTTGGCTTCAAGAATACGCTGGCTTTCGTGAAGGCCGGAGACTGGGAACGGGCTGCCAATAACATGCTTGTGTCCCGTTGGGCAAAGCAGGTCGGTCGCAGAGCGATTGAGCTTTCCGAGCTGATGAGGAAGGGTAAGTGATACCCATTCCAGTCGAGACTTCAGATGTTCTGGCAGTGCTTAACCTGCCCAAGGAGATGGCTGATAACATCATCTTCAAAGAGCATAGAGGGCTTGTCCTAGAGACGATCCGAAGCCTTGTTTTGGAAAACTATTACCAGGATGCTACATGTATCGACTACTCCGATGATGATCCCTTCCTGATCTCTTTTCGTTTTGGGTTCTGTTTCCTGATGCTGCAGAGCACCTGCGAGTTCCTCAATTTGAAGACCCTGGGCGAAGGAATAGTCAAGACAGTAGGATTAGACCAGTCAGCCACCGAACTGCTCACAGGGAGCGAAATAGACGCATTCAAAGCCAAACTTGAGCTGAGGGCACTCACTCTGCTGCGGAACTATCTCAATCAAAGTGGCATGGAGCGACTCACAGAGTTGAAACCGAGACTCCCTAAAGTGCTGAGAGCCGGGGTGATCTGATGCCGCAGAGTGATTTCATGAGTCCGGAAGAGTTGATGGTCGAGATATACAGAGCGATCTATGCGGCTCTTGAGAGTCGTTTACATCTGATCGGGAGTGTTATCGATGCCGACTCCCGCAAGGAGATTCTCACTCAGCAGATCTACGATAAAGGCGATTTCTACGGAAACACGGGTTACGTAGTGGAAACCGATGACTCCGGTATGACACTGAGAGTGGGCTCCAACGTACGCCATGAGCCTTTTGTCTTAGGTGGTAAAGTGCCTTCCTGGACTCCGATCGCACCTCTGAAGTCATGGGTAGAGCGGAAGGGGCTCTCGTGGACTGATAAGAAGAGTGGGAAGCTGCTCACTGTGGATCAGATAGCTCACATGATCCAAGCCAAGATCAAACGGGAAGGCATTGCGGCTCGTAATGTATTTGCTCAGGTTATCGCTAACCGGGAGCAGTGGATATATCAGCAACTCAACTCCATCGAGGTAAGTCTATGACAGCATATCAGAGATTCATGGCAGAACGGAAGCGGATAGAAGATGCGCTCAAGTTCTGTGACATTCCAACCATCCAGTTCAACAAGGATGCCATTCCCAAGCAGTTACCCTGTGCTATCGTGATCTTGGACTCAGAGACAGGCAGGAACGGTACTTCTCGTCAGTTCGTAAGTACGGACATAGCCTGGACAGTCTTCCTGGTCGTCAATGCCCATAACGTGGATGATCCTGATTCCGATCTTTACCAACTAAAAGAGAAGTTCCGGAGTTTCTACCTCAAGCTGATGAACCGGGACTTGCCCAGTATTGAGTACTATACCAGCCGCATTGATGGCTCCCGCCTGGTCAGAATAGCCAAGATAGACCTGCTGAAGGTCGGCAACGGAGCCTCTTCGTGAGAGTGATGCGGTTGGGTGGATATAACCTGGCTATCAGCTCGGTGTCTGATCTGATCGAGAGCAAGTACAAACCGGAAGCCATTGACCTATCCAAGTGCCAGAGATTGGGCAAACAGCTTATCTCCAAGGCAGCCGAGAGCAAGAAGGTGGTCTCTCAGCCATATTCGATGAGTAACCTGCTCAATCTCCTGGATACCGATGAGTACCACTCCGGCTGTATCGATGCCCTGACTATGGCAACCATCATGCAGTTCGAGTGTAAGAACAGCCAGGTTAAGGCTTGGATGGAAGCGGCTGAGTTCCCTGCCTGTGAAGACCAGACTACTATCCTGGCAGAGCTGATGAAGTTCTATCTCGCCTGTGGTAACGGCTTCCTGATCAAGATGCGGAACGCCCAAGGCCAGTGGATGGGTCTGGAGAGGATGCTGCCCAGTGAAGTGCAGATCGTGGAAAACTATGACGAATTCGGCTTCTTCAAGCCCAACTACATCCAGGTCAAGAATAACCAGAAGAAGGACTTCGCTTACGAGGACATCATCCACGTAAAGAAGTCCACCCATAGATCAAACGCCTGGGGACTGGCTTGCCTGCCCATAGCCATCAACATCGAGATCTTGGGTGAGATCAAGACCTTCGACTACAACAACTTCAAGAACGGCCTGATGATCGACTATTTCGTGATCGTGGAAGGCGGTACGTTACGTGACGGCACAGTCACTGACGAACAGGGCAACGAAGTGCTGACCGATGCCTATACCGAGATCGAGAAGGCACTCACTGAGGTCAAAGGCAATGCCAAGAGCCACTCCACAGTGCTTATCGAGAGTGAGAGCCGTGATGTTAAGATACGCCTTGAACCGCTCAGACAACAAGACCGGGAAGGCGGCTTCCTGGGGCTTAAGAAAGACCTCAGGGAAGGCATCCTCGCTTATCACCGGGTACCTGCCAGGATCGTATCACAGCTTATCCCAGGGCAACTGGGTGGCGATAACAGTAGCGATATGCAGATGTTCTACCAGTTCGTAGTTAGACCGCTGCAGAACCGCCTGGCTTTAGCCTTGGCTAACGAGTTCAACTTCGACCTCGGATGGAACGTTAAGCCGGAGGACTTCAACTTTGGAGACTTAACTCAAGCTATCCAGTCTGCAGATGATCAGTTATTCATGCAGAATCGGAACTTCGGAAGCCAGTAATGATTAACAACCCTTCCTACGCATCCATATCGTATGTTTGCCAAACAAGGTTGGATAGATCGCAACTTGCCAACCTATTGGTTATGGAGTTATCATGCCCTTGAAATGCCCTAACACCCCATTGATCTTCATGAAACAGGATCACTGCACGATCATGAAACACCTTTTCATAATTCTCTATTGCAGCGTCTCGTTGGTCTTTCTTTTTTCTATCTACTACCAATTTCTCGGGTGCTCTGACAAGAACCAGAGCTTTACCTTCAAAGTCCAAATATGCAAAGCTGAATATGTTCATCCGTCACTCCAATGTTCATCTGATGACAAGATATTCGGAAACTTACTAAAAAACAACTACCTAACTTAGGAGGTATGGTGAATCACCGAACCAAAACCATTCAAAAGGGAGAACTTCGCAACGTGGAAGTCGAGTTAGTCTCACTACTGTTCGATGAGATGACTCCCGCCAATCAGAAGGGCTTTGTGGTCAAGAACGCTTCCGGACGAAGCTTCGAACACAAGATCAACTCCACCAAGTTCAAGAGTGAAACCAGTGGCACTCAGGGACGGCTTTACGTCACTCTGATGGAACCCAACATCCACGATTCCCAGGGTGACTATTACACCCGGGAAGAGATTCAGAAGTCCTGTGATCACTTCGCCAAGCATGGCCTGGTCGGCAAGTGCGATGTGAACCACAACATGCAACCCGTACCGGAGTTTACCGTAGTAGAGAACTACATTCTCAAGACCAGTGACAGAGAGCATTTTCCCGATGCTAAAGTTGGCTCTTGGGTGCAAGTACTCAAGTGCGAAGACCTCAACTCGGATCTCTGGCAGAAGGTCGAAAAAGGCGAGTTCAATGGAGTCTCGATCTACGGACGAGCCGATGACTACCGTAATGCGGAAGCCAGCCTTGCCGAGATCAAGAACGAGCTCAATTCCCTTCGTAAGGTAGCGGAGCATAACAACAACTCCGATCTTCAGAAGGGCATCACAGCCATCAATGAGAAGATCAGTGAACTGGAAAAGGGTAATCCGAATCTCCAGCTTGGTGATGCCATCCACAGCATCGAGAAGAGCTTGAAAGACCTCTCCGTAACCATGAGCAGAGCGATCTCTAAGTCCATACCCGGTGAGCCTGACGCAAACCAATCCAATGTGGACAAAGAGGTTATTATCGATGGTAACAAGATCATGGTCAAGGCCAGCCACCGTGAGATCTACAAAGGTATCTCGGATGTGGACTCCGGCAAGGCCATGAACATCCTGACCGCCAACACCACCTCTCTGTTTATCGATGAGGTGATCGGAAGCCAGCCTGGTGATACTCTCTCGGATATCTCGGTACTGCCACTGCTGAAAGATGAGAAGATCGACGTCGGCTTGATCGATGACCTGGTCTTCAAGAACTCCCTCGATGGCGCTCTGACCGCTCAGAACGTGAGTACAGCCGATCTCTCCGTTCCCACCGGGATACTCAATGCTGAGTTCACTCTGGGACGTGACGTGGTCGAGTTCTACAAGGACAAGTATGGCGAAGATGCCTTCGGAGCATATGTGGAGAACCACATCGCCAAGAAGACCGAGAAAGCCATCCGCCTGCTGCTCTTCAAGGGTGATCGAGCTTCCGCCACTGCCAAGATCAAGGCTCTGGATGGGGTGATCAAACTGGCTACCACCGCCACCGATGTCACCAACCTCTCCAAGACCACCTACACTGATTGGGCGAAACGCTTCGAAGCCGCTCTCTTGGCTTTCTCCGATGAGATGCTGGAAGAGCAGGAGAACTTCAAGTTCTACGTCAGTCATAAAGACCTGATCCGCATCCGGGCAGAACTTGCCAAGCGTGAGACCGGAGCCGGAGATCGGCTGCTGCTTGAAGGCGGCAACGTATCCTTTGCGGGTATCCCCGTAAAGCCCCGTCTCATGGATGCCGATTATATCATCGGCGGTCTGCCCAAGTTCATTATCGTCGGCTATCGAACTGATGCCGAACTAAAAGTCGAACACCACGGAAGCGATTGGAAGTACCACTGGTACATCCGTATCCGTCCCGGCATCACCTACATCTCGGGTTTCGTGAAAGTGTTCAAGTTAACCACCTAAGCGATTATAAGGAGACTCTATGGACTTCATCTTCGCCAATCAGGAGTTTATCCTGGGTCTGGTCTCAGCCCTGGTAGTCTGGATCATATCCCGCACTACCGGCACGCTGATCGACAAGGCTAAGGTCAACTCAGCTCTGGCCATCATCCTGGATATCATCCAGGATATCAAGATCAACCCTGCCACCAAGGACCTGGACGACTATGCGAAGAAGCAATTGGCGGTGGAGCGGGCTACCAAGTCCCTCCCCGCCAAGCAGACCAATGTCATTCTCAAGGTCTTCGGCACCATCGGAGGAGCCATCGAATACGTGTTCCACAACCGCAAATGGCTCTTTAGTATCGGCAAGGCGATCAAAGGGGTGTTCTGATGCCCCAGCCTATTTCGCAGCCTACCTATCCCTCCAACATGACCGAGGGTGACCTGAGCTTCAGCAAGCTCATGGATGTGTTGATTGCCGATTTCGTTTACTTCGGGATCGGCACCTACGACCAATTATCCATAGAGACGCTGTATGCCACTCAAGCCTCGGTCAAGACGGAACTAAGTAC